GCCGTAAGTCTATGAAAGAAATTAAAACACAACAAATAGTTCATAAGCATATTGGAAAATTTTGAGTAGTATTATATAATGCTAACCTGCTGTTGCATATAAGGAGCATTCATGGCACGTAAAGTCGCACTAAAACAGGTTTACAGTAGTGAAGAAGCATTGGACTTTTCAAAACCAACTAATCGTTTGAAGTTAAGATTAGATGATATGAAAACATTCCAACCACTAACTGATAACCAGAATAAATTTTTTCAAGCATATAAACAAGGAGTTTACTTTATAGCACTACATGGTGTTGCTGGAACAGGTAAAACATTTTCAGCATTATACAAAGCCATCGAAGAAGTATTAGATAAGGGTAATACGTTTGAGAAAATTATTGTCGTGCGCTCCGCAGTACAATCGAGGGAAATAGGTCATCTACCTGGAAGTATAGATGAGAAGATGGAAATCTATCAGCAACCATATCGTCAAATATGCGAAACACTTTTTGGTCGCAGAGATGCATGGGATAGATTAGAAGAACAAGGTCACATTGAATTCATTTCAACATCATTCATTCGTGGTATGTCATTTGACAATGCCATTATTATTGTTGATGAAATGCAGAATATGACCTTTGAAGAAATCGATACAGTGATGACCAGAGTAGGTAATCAATCAAAGATTATTTGGTGTGGTGATTACAGGCAGACTGATTTGAATAAGAGGAAAAACGATGTATCGGGTTTATTGAAATTCTTTGACATTGCATACCACATGGGTGCATTTACTAGAATTGAATTTACACCAGATGATATTGTTCGTTCAAGTTTAGTTAAAGACTATATTTTAGCAAAATTGAAGTTTGAGGATCTTTCAGAAAAGACATAATGAAAATATTTAATCATGTGAAGTTGCCGCAACTTGATTTTGACTTGAAAGCAGAAACAACCGACAGTGGTAGACTCTATGCTACTCCCACAGGAGAAAAGTATAAGTCTATCACTACGGTTCTTGGTAACTACAACAAACAAGCAATCATGGAATGGCGTGAACGTGTTGGTGCTGAAGAGGCAAACAAGATATCGACCAAAGCGGCAAATCGTGGTACCAAAGTGCATAAAATTTGTGAGGACTACATCAACAACGAAATCTCTGAGATGAAAATGTCTATGATGATGCCTGATCTGAAAGAAATGTTTTTCAAAATCAAACCAATCATCGATGAGAAACTAGGTGATGTATATTCACAAGAACAGGCACTATATTCACACCAGTTGAAAATCGCTGGCCGAGTTGATTTGATTGGTATGTGGAACGGTAAGTTATCGGTGATTGACTTCAAGACATCCGCCAAGCAAAAAGAAGAAAGTTATATCCAGAACTACTTCATGCAATGTACCGCATATGCTTTGATGTTTTCAGAGTTGACAGGAATGTGGATTGATGATATAGTAGTATTGATTGCAACTGGTGAAGGTGAGGCACAGATATTTGAGCGTCAGATTCATGATTACCGAAAACCCCTAATGCAGTATATTGATAAATATGCCTAAAATAGGAGGCAATATGCTATCACTCAAACAGTATATAATTGAAGGTAATCCACTGGCAAGATTACACAAACACGCACAAGAGGGACGCCATTATGCTGTAATATCGGCACATCGACCAGAAGGTGAAGCAACACCAGAGCAGAACAAAGCAAACCATGCTGAGTTGAAGAAGAAACTTACCGCGCAGGGTTATGCTCATAAAGAAGTTGAAGGACATTATGAGGGTGAAAAAGAGAAGTCGATTATGGTTCATGCTAAAGGTGCAGGTGATGAACATGGTAAACAATTATTGCACGATATTAAACAACACGGAAAGCATTATAACCAAGATTCCATCTTCCATCATGACACAAAATCTGCTAAACTACATGGAACGAATGCGACAGGTTTTCCAGGTAAAGATAAGACTAAACCAGTAGGCCAGACAAGATATAACAAACCAGATTCACCGTATCAAACAGAAACAAAGCCTAAGTCAGACAATCCTTTGAAGAAAGGTAGAACTAGCAAGGGATCGGCAAAATTTACAACTGCATCTAAATTTGGTGGATAATTATGACTGAAAAAGAATATGATGAAAAGTTTAAAGAGTACCTAAAAGAAAAAGGTCCAAATCCAGGCAAAACATTTTTTGGTTCTTGGGGTTGGTACGCTACAATGAAGAATCAATTTGATAATGCACTGAGAGAACTAAATGGACAAAATGGAAGTAAAGAAAGAATACAAAACTAAACTTGATCATTTCGAACGCTGGTTTGATATAGCATTACGATTTGGTTGGTGTCTGTTCATTTATGTGGTTGTCACTGGCAATTACATAAGATAGAATTGTTGTAATCCCTTCAAAGCGAAGGCATTCTGGACTCGGGTTCGACCCCCGACATCTCCACTGAGGGTATTCGTAATAGTACCTTGAGTGGGGATGAATTTGGCTTCGACAGGGTGAGATAGTAGAGAAGGCAACACGGTAGGCGATGACCGTTAATCAAGCAAAATCTATAACTGCAAACGATGAGTTATTTGCTTTAGCGGCCTAAAAACCCAAGCATGAGGTTTAAGAGGAGTGTACCTTATTACCAAAACACTCCCACCAAATTCTATACATTATGAAAATCTATAAATCGAACTATCGTAATCATTGGATTTCTCCTTACACTATCTTAGAGAAAGTTTTCTTTTGGCGTGAGATTGATTATAATGAACCGATTATAGAGAAATGGTCGAAACGATTAAATCCAATCTGCGTAGCATGGCACGATTTTCTTGACTTTGTGCATCCACGAATCAGTTATGTGAAGATTGATCGGTATGATACATGGTCGATGGATAACACATTAGCCGATATCATTCTGCCAATGCTGAAACAGTTGAAGGAAACAAAACACGGTTCACCATTCGTAGATATGGAAGATGTGCCAGAACATCTGCGTGGTACAACTACTGAAGATTGGGAACCTCAATTTACTTTTGATTTTTACGAAGAGAATAAAGTAAGAGAAGGCATAAATGATATTCATGCTCGATGGGATTGGGTAATGAATGAAATGATATTTGCATTTGAGATGAAAGCAAAAGATACCGATTGGTCTGCAACTTGGGAAGAATCTGAACGTATACAGAATGGATTTCGATTGTTTGGTAAGTATTATCAAGGACTATGGGATTAAAAATGACTGCAAAAACATTTCCAAAACCTCCAACGGTGTATTCTACAGGATCAGATTACGTTGATCCATATGGTGATCAGAAGTTCTTTAAGGGTGGGGGTAGAAAAAAAGATCGCAACATTGATACATGGGAAGATAAACGTCAAAAGAGATTAATTAAAGAATGGTTGCAATCCAAGAAGAAAAAATAACTAAATAAAGATACTGGCATCACACACACAATCCGCCAGTATAACACACACAGGAGTAACTATGAGCAACTTGACACCGTTCGAGATTCGCCTTGAACTTTTAAAAATGGCGAAAGACATGCTATCCGATGAGTACCACGGTAAGCGTGAATCAATCAGTAACGACTGGGCAACAAAAGTCGAATCTGCAAAACTAAATGGCGGAACCATACCAGATCATCCAGGTTTCCCGTCTTATCCCTCAGAAACAGAAATCATTGCTAAGGCGCAAGTCTTAAATGGATTCGTTTCAAATATTTCAGTAGATAAACCAAAAGCAAAATCATCTACCTGATTGGGACCAGAAGTGCTTCGGCATCTCTCTAACTAACAAGGAGAAATAATGCGTTACTTAACACTAGCACTTTGTGCAGTATTTGCCAGTCTCATTTTATTCTTTAGTCAATCAATGGCGCAGATTGTTGTGCCCACTAAAATGAATGTTGAACTGCAAGACTTATCGAAAGAAGCAAGGAAAGAAGTTGAATGTCTTGCACAGAACATGTATTTTGAAGCAGGCCAAGAACCTAGAGAAGGTCAACTTGGCGTAGCATTCGTCACACACAATAGAATGATGAATGGCAATTACCCAACAAGTTATTGTGGAGTGGTAAAACAAAAAACGGGTAATGTGTGCCAGTTCTCTTGGTATTGTGAATCTGCGGCACGTAAAAAAATGTTGACAATTTCTAGCAATGCATTGTATAATGATATTACTGACTTAGCGTTGAGATTTTATCTGTACACAAATGAGTTTGAAGATCCAACTAAAGGTGCATTATTTTTTCATGCAGATTATGTGAAACCTACTTGGAGTAACATGAGACGAACTGCTTACATTGGCAGACACATTTTTTATAATAGAGTTAAGAGGAATACATGATTCCGAGAAAAAAGGAGAAGGTGATTATGGAAGAAGAGAAACCGAAGGGATTGCATCATGTAACAACTTTTGCGATTACATTGGTGGCACTCTCAATTGTTGTTGCCGTAGGCATTTACGAAATGAATGAACGTAAACTTATGGCATCAAATATTGAAAGCGCCATTACTAAAGGTATTGATCCACTGACTGTACGATGTTCGTATGCAAAGGATTATGATACTATTTGTATAGCACATGCCGCAGCAAACGGTCGTAAATAAATTTTAATTATTAAGGAGATATAGTATGAACAAACTTGGCGGATACCACGAAGATGAACGTGGTCACTATAGTTTCAGTTTTAGTGATAGTGATGGTAAGCATATCAATGTATCATTTCGTGCAGAACCTGATTACGATTTAGATATTGTGTTTAATGAGTTCAAAAACTTTTTGATTGCATCTGGTCATGATGTTGAAGGTCAGATTGGTGAATTGACTTTTGAAGATGATGATTCTGATGATGAAGATTATATGCGTAGTTGGGATGCGGATACTGATGAAGTACATGCAATGACACAAGCGCAAGCAGCAGATAAGTTCTCAATGGATCATTTGCCTAACAACGGATGGCCATTTGGTGGATTGACTACTGCCGACATTGCACCATTGACAGTGACTAATCTGGATACGAATCAAACGTATGCTTATAAAGATAGGTTGATGCAAAATCCAACAATGTCACCTATAACTACACAACAAATTCAAGCATGGAGTTTGGGTAGTGCAGGCATTCAATCATTGACTGTTGCTGATCTTTCTGCATGGACAGTTCCAGCACCAGGTACAATCGGTGGCGCAAAGATTGAATTCAAATAATGCCAACAAAAGATGAGATGATGAAGTTCACATTGGAGATAGAATCTCTGGTGGCGAAAACTGATTACACTTATCTTGAGGCAATTGTTGAACATTGTAAAGGCACAGGTTTGGAGATGGAAGTAGCAGCAACACTTATCACTCCAAACCTGAAGTCTAAAATACATGAACAGGCCGAGAGATTGAATATGTTAAAAACTAAAAGTGCTCGATTACCCATATGACTGGATATGAAGCGTTCTGTTTATACTCTTCTCTTAAACTGCATTTTACACAAGAATCGTATGACTACTTTAAGTATGGTGGTAAATCGAGGACAAGTATAGATGCATTTGAGAACAAGAAAGATAAATGGTTTTATTACAAACTGAGTCGGAGATTTACTAATGATGAACAGGCTAGAGATTTTCTTGTTGCTAATCTTCTGCATAATTCTGATGTTTGGATTGGACATTTACTGACGGATGATTGTGATGTCCATTATCGTGCAAGGCAGAAAGTGCTTCAATCACTATCGTATACCTTCACTAATGAGATTGCTCCGTTAATGAATCATAAGAACCCAAATGACTCATTAATGATGCGGGATGAAAGTCCATATCCTTTATTGTTGTCTATGCTATTATATGGTGAAGTATCAATTGAGACTGTATGCATTCTAAACTCAATACTAAGATTTTTACCAATGTGGGACAAGAAGATTAATGATACAATTCATTATCCATCGGTGAGTTTAAAGATAAAGAAGTACACACCGTTTATAAAATTTGATCCGACAAAGTATAAACTGATATTGAAGAAAGAACTACATGAAAATATTGAAACTGTATCTTGACATGGATGGTGTTCTGTGCGACTTTCACAAACGATATAAAGAATTGTGGAAGATTGAACCTAATGCACAACGTGAACGAGGTGAAAAACGAGATTTTAAATGGGACGGGTTTGTAAACGGTAATAATTTTGAGACACTCGATTGGTATCCTGGTGGTAAAGAACTGTTGCAATATGTTTTATCATTAGATATACCAATTGAGATTCTATCATCATCTGGTGGTAGAGATCATCATAGAGCAGTAGAGAAGCAAAAGAGGGTTTGGTTGAAAAATCAGCATATCGATTTTCCTGCCAATATCGTACCTGGCCGTGCATTGAAAGCAGACTATGCAAAGCCTGATGTTATTCTTATCGATGACACAGAAGATGTTATTGATGATTTTAATGCAGCAGGTGGAATTGGAATACTTCACACTGACACGGC